ATGATAGAAAAAGATACTATTCCACATGCTATTTTACTCACCGGACCTAGCGGTTGTGGAAAAACAACATTGGCTAGGATTTTATCTAAAAAAGTAGATTGTGGAAAAATGGATTTAATAGAAAATAATTGTGCTGACTTTAAGGGAATTGACACAATACGAGAAATACGTTCTGCTATGGTATCTTCTCCAATTAGTGGAAAAAGTCGCGTGTGGATTATAGATGAATGCCATAAATTAACAAATGACGCTCAAAATGCTTTTTTGAAACTTTTAGAAGATACGCCTTCTCATGTTTATTTTATTCTTTGTACTACAGAACCGAATAGACTTATAAAAACAATAAGAAATCGGTGTACAGAGATTTCTGTAAAATCTTTATCTGATAAAGAAATAGAGAAACTTATATCTGGTGTTTGTAAAAAAGAAAAAATAAAATTATCTGAAGAAGTAATTGATAAAATAATCAATGTATCAGAGGGGAGTGCTAGAAAAACACTAGTTGTTTTACATCAAATTAGAGACATTAAAAGTAAAGAAGAACAATTAAATGCAATTTCTTCTTCTATTTCTGAAAATCAGGGAATTACTATCGCTAGACTTCTTTTCAATACAAAAACAAAATGGAAAGAAATAGCAAATGTGTTAAAAACTATAGAAAACGATGATGCAGAATCTATTCGATGGTTGATTTTAGGATATGCTAAGTCGGTTTTATTAAATGGAGGTAATTTATCCGCAAGAGCATATCAAGTGATACGAGTTTTTCAGGATAATTGGTATGATTGTAAGTCTGCGGGTCTAATTGCTGGATGTTATGAAATAATTTCCGGCCAATAGAGTGATAATAAGAATAGAGGGATAAATTATGGGAAATCAGTTTTTAGATATTGATATATTAAATCTGGATAAAGAGTGGATAAAACAGCCAAAACTTTATTTTAAGTGGGCTAAAAAGTTAGCCAAACTTAAAAAAGCGTTAGAAGCGGCAAAAGTAGAATCTGACCTTATTCGGGCTGATTTGGACAAAGATATCAGAATAAATCCTAATAAACATAATATTCCAGAAAGTGTGAAAATAACAGAAGCCGTTGTTAATAGCGCAATTTTACAATCTAATGAGTATAAGGTATCCCAAGAAAAAGTAATAAATCTGAAATATCAAGTAGATGTGTGTACTTCAGCCGTGACGGCTGTTGTACAAAGAAAAGAAGCGTTAGAAAATGAGGTTAGGTTGCATGGACAGTCCTATTTCTCCACTCCAAAAGTAAAAGAAGCGGGAAAAGAAGTAGTGGACTCCATCTTAGAAAAAAATAGGAAAGAAAGAAGAAAGAAAGGCAAAAAAAATGGTTGAGTTCCTTGCTGTATTTGTAATATTTCCTTTATGGATTTATATTATTGCAAGATTGATTACTTTTGCTGTGTATAAATCAAAACGAGAAAATGAAAACAAAAACAAGAACCTCTAGAAGACGTTCTTTTAGAGTAATTGTTTATCCATTTTTAACAGAACAGGAGTACCTTTATGTCAAAGAAAGCGCAAAAACGTAAACAAAGAATGAGCACTGCCGCCGCCACTAGGAAACGTATGGAGAAAGTTAAAAGGGGGAATGAGCCTCAAACTTTTAAAGTTCCTAATGGGATGGAGTTATTCCAGTTAAAAAATGAGAAATCTGTCAGGATTGATATTATTCCTTTTATTGCTGGGAAGGGGAATCCAATGGCAGATGAAGGAATGCCTTACTGGGAAAGAACTTTCTGGGTGCATAGGAATATAGGGCCTAATAACAAGTGGTTTATTTGCCCTGCTCGGACAGTCGGGAGTGAGTGTCCAATTTGTGAATATGTTTCTAAATTGCAAAGAGATCCAGAATCCGATCAAGAGATTATTGATAGTCTTCTCCCGTCAAAAAGACAACTGTTTAATGTCCAAGATAATGAAGATCCTGGAAAAGTGAAACTTTGGGATATTTCTCATTTTTATTTTGGAAAACAACTGGATGCAGCACTGGATAATGCGTATGAAGATGATGATGACAATATGGATAATTTTGCAGATCCAGAAGGCGGTGCCTCATTAAAACTGGGAATTGAAACAAACTCTTTTGGTGGAAAAACTTCTTATAAGGTTTCTGACATTACATTCAAACCAAGAAAAGAAGATTTGGATGAAGAACTGGTTGAGAAAGCAGTTTGTCTGGATGATATTCTGATTATTCCTACGGCTGAAGAAATTAAAGCGGCAATGAGAGGAATAGAGGATATGTCTTCAGAAGATGAAGAAGAAACAAAGAAGCCGGTTAGTAAAAGAAAACCTGCTAAGAGTAAAAAGAAAGAAGAAGCGGAGGAAGATGAAAATGATGAAATTGATGTAGAAGATTCTGAAGATGATGATGAAGATGACAGCGATGATGATGACGATGATGAAGATGACAGCGATGATGATGACGATGATGAAGATGACAGCGATGATGATGACGATGATGAAGATGACAGCGATGATAATGAAGACGATGACGACAGCGATGAAGATAACGATGATGAAGATGACGATGAAGATGACGATGAAGACGATGAAGACGATGACGACGATGAAGATGACGATGATGAGGATGACGATGATGAAGATGATGAAGATGACGATGATGAAGACGTAAAACCAAAGTCAAGGAAAAAGAAAAAATAGGCCTTCATGTGAGTGGGGAGTCCCTCCTTTCATTAAAAAAAAACAACATAGTACGAATGGTTCGTACTTAAAACTCCCCACTCATTTCTTATTTTAAGGGTATTAAATCATGGAAGCCGAAAAAATCAAAAAAGAACTTATGAAAAAAACACCTATTCATAAATTAACAGAACAGGATTTTTTAAGTACTGGAAGTACATTATTAAATCTATGCTGTACAGGCAATCCATTTCATGGTTTTGCGAAAGGAGGGTATTATTTATTTGCTGGAGATTCTGCCAGCGGAAAAACATTTGCTTGTCTGACTTGTTTAGCGGAAGCGTCTATCAACCCCAATTTTGATAATTACAGGTTTATTTATGATAATTCTGAAAATGGGGCGTTTATGAATATAGAACATTTTTTTGGCAAGCGGGTATTGGAGAGGATGGAAACTCCTTCGATGGACCGGAAATCCCGCTTGCCTGTTTTTTCTTCTACAGTAGAAGAATTTTATTATCATATTGACGATGCTTACAGAGAAGGAAAACCGTTTATTTACATATTAGATTCGATGGACTCTTTAGCCAGTGAAGCAGAAATAGAGAAATTCAGCGAGCAAAAAGAAGCGCATAGAAAAGGGAGGACAATAAGCGGTTCGTATAATGTTAATAAAGCAAAAGAAAATTCCGCAAATTTAAGAAAAGTTATTTCTATTCTTAGAAAAACAGGTTCTATTTTAATTATTATCAGCCAAACCAGACAAAATTTAGGATTTGGTTTCAAAAAGAAAACACGATCTGGAGGGGATTCTTTGAAATTCTACGCTAATATAGAAATGTGGAGTTCGATTAGAGAAAAGATAAAGAAAACAATAAAAGGGAAAACTAAACAAATCGGAATCCAATGTCAAATTCAGATAGAAAAAAACAGATTCAGCGGAAAAGAACGAAATTGCATTATTCCAATTTATCATTCTTATGGAATTGACGATATTGGTTCTTGTGTGGACTATTTAATTCAGGAAGGACACTGGAAAAAGAATAAAAATTCAATTGTAGCGACAGAATTTAATATGCAGGAAACACGGGATAAACTAATTAAAAGAATAGAAAAGAAAGGGGCGGAAAAAGAACTTCGATCTTTGGTAGGACAAGTTTGGAATTACATAGAAGACCAGTGTAAATTAAATCGAAAAAAAAGATATGATTAAAAAAACTACAGATAAAACACCCTGGTTGTTTTTTGATTGTAATTATTTATGTCACCGCGCTTTTTATTCGCATGAAGATACGGTTTATAAAGGAAGAAAGACAGGCGTTATTCAGGGTTTTTTGAAAGAAGTTTTGTATTCACAGGTTTTATTTCAAACAGATCAAATTTCTTTTTATTGGGACTATGGAGAAAACAAACGAAAAGAAATATATCCTCTTTATAAATGGCAAAGAAAAGAAAGAGTAAAATCTAAAGCAGAAAAAAGAAGGCAAACTTCTTTTACAAAACAAATTACTCTTTTACGAGAAAAGATTATTCCTAGATTAGGATACAAAAATAATTTTTATCAGGATGGATTTGAAGGGGATGATTTAATTGCGTATCATTGTAAAAAATACGGAGATATTCCGATTATAGTTATTTCGTCCGATTCAGATTTATTTCAACTGATAAACCATAATGTCAGTATATATAATCCTCAAAAAAGAATAAAAATGACATTAAGGAGATTTAAGGAGTTGTATAAAATAAATCCAGACCAATGGGTTTTTGTAAAAGCCATTGCAGGATGCACTTCAGATAATATAAAAGGTTTACAATGGGTTGGGGAAAAAACTGCGATTGCGTATTTTAACGGTGCATTGTCTTCCGATTGTAAAAAATATAAAAGCATTGTAGATTTTGTTCAAACGGATAAATATATTTTTAATTTATCTTTGGTTCAACTTCCAATAAAAGGGACTGAAATATCTGTATTGAAAAATCATAAAACAACAAAAGAGAGATGGAAAAAGATATGTAAAAAATACGGGGTCTTTTTTGTTAAAGGAGAATTGATGTTTTTACAAAAAAAATTTTGGAGAAAATACAAGAAAAATGAAAATATTCTATCTCATGGAGATGATAATTAAATAGAAACACGGCAGGGCTTGGCTGGGCCTGGCGGGGCTTGGCATGGCTCGGCGTGGCAAGACAAGGCAAGGTAAAAAAACAGCCTCCTGATTTAACAGCGGGAGAATTTAACAGGAGGGAATGCTGATGTGGCTACCCGAAGGATGGTGGATCATCACCGAAAAATCGACCGACGG